GGCTTTCCATGGTTCGCCCTTTTGGGTATATGAAACACACACTAATCGCTTAGTAGGAGGTACTTACATACCTGACCCTATTTATGTCTTTCAGAAAGACTAAAACACCTCAACGTGTCGCTAAAATAGGAAAACGTAAACATATGAAGTCTAAACTAGAATTTCACGAGCTTGAACGCATGGCATGGAGGGATAACAACCCATTGCACCCTGAGCTTGTCTCTATGCGTCAAGAACTGTTACATTTGCTTAGGATAGCAAACAGCGTAGCATCTAGGTATGATTGTGTCGTTAACAATGCCTTTGAAGATGACGATTATGCTTCGGTGGCATTGTGGGCAACCTTCATTAACCATATTGATAGTCTTGAAAGAGACTTAGGCGAGGATTTATGAACTACGACAAACTGCTAAATCAAGCCCATGCGCTAGCGTTGAAGGCTAAACCTTGGATTCTCAAGCATGAAGGGAAAACATACACTGCTGTCTACTCTATGACACAATCAGTTTATGAAGTCTTTGAAGATGGGGAATTCTACATAAATATCAACATGAAAAGCCCTTCAAAGGCTAAAGCATTCCTTCAATACTATCTGACACACTGACGGGCACTAATATGACACTTTCAGAACTGATCGAACACCTTAGGAAACTAGGGTTATCAGAGGACACAATCAAGGGTATAGCTAGCACCTATGACTTAGGTTATGCTCAAGGCTTGATTGATTCTGCTAATAAAGAACATGAACTTAAACTTGAAAAGGATAAAGAACTATGACAATGTTAATACTTTTTTATACAGTTGACCTAGTATTGGAGTATGACTTATGGTGAAATGTCTACCAAACAATGTTTGTCCTAAATGTAGGTCTAATGATGTAGATCATGCAACTGTCGGTCTACCTGACGCTATGCAGTGCCTAGATTGTGGGTATTTGTTCCCTCAGGTTATGTCATTATTTCCTAAATTGATAAAGACTGAGACTTCATGGCCTTTCCCTACATCGCTTAGACCTAAAAAGCTAAACGATCAACTACCGCAGAGATACAATCCTGCTAATGACGATGAGGCTATGATGTGAAAATGCCTCTAAAATCAATTTAAACACCCCTAGAAGGGGCCAATTAACCATTGCCAATACCAGCAGAAGGGTAGGGACGGAAAATTCATTGTATCGCTTGTGATAGATTGTTATCAGAATTTGAAGCAACAAGAAAGAATGCTATGACGATGGACTACATCGACCTATGCAAAGTTTGTTTTGAAGATGTGAAGGGTTTATTTCCTGTCATTGAACGGAAAGACCTAGTAACACAGTCGGATTTAGACTTAGATGGTGATGACGACGATAGTGTAGAATCTGAGAAGTTGGACACAGGGGATTGTAGAGACTATATAGACTATATAGTATCTAATGACTCCTATGATGTTTCATAGACATTACATTGAAGTAAAATACACTATTAAAGATACCTTAAATACTTATGTCATTAAAGATACTTTAAAGTGCAACGGAAAGAGGAAAACCCATGTTAAAAGTTGAAATTGACTACGACAGTGGATTGTTTATATTTGGTGTTGTCTTAAAACAACAGTACCTTGATTTGTCCCCTACTTATGTGGGTTCACCTCTGTTTTCTATGGACAAAGAGGAAAACAAAAGGGAGTATCAACGATACAAAGAAGCCTTTAAGTTGGTAGCAGATTACAATGGTATTGATTTAAGAAAGGGTAAAAAACAATGACACCGACACCTAAATTACGCTTTGTTGAGCGTGTAATCGCTGTTCCTGCAACAGATGGAGAGGGTAGAACAGTTCGCATCCTTCAGCAATGGTGGGAAGCAGACATCACCGACATAGTTGCTGGCAAAACGCAAGGCGAATGGCGTGATGTACCTTTGGAGAAAGAATAATGGATAAATTTAACGAATACGGTGCAACAGACAAAGAGGTAGACGATTGGGTGTTCAACGAAGAAGCCCATTACACCTTCACAATCCAAGATGTAGCTGAGTTAATCTCCATCTACGGGTGGGAACAAGTGCTCAGGGACATTATTAACGCAGAGGTGAAGGAATGAGCAATAACAATGAAATAGTAGCTGTGCTACGTCAGGCGCTTGAGGCGTTGGAGAGAGCAGCAGAATTACTCACCAGAGTAGGACTTTGCTTCAAAGGTATTGATAAAGCCCTCACATCCCTACGCCAAGCCATCGCAGAGGCAGAGAAGCAAAGTGCTCAGCACTGCGTTCCGCACGGAGAGCCTGTGCTAGTCGTGGAAAAAGAACCTGACTACATGAGTGGTGGGCATTTTCACACAGGTACAAAACCACACATTGACCCAACCAAAGTTTGGAGTCTGCCTATAGGTACAAAACTCTACATCCACCCATATACAGGGCAACCAAAGGAGAACACATGATTATGTCTTTGTGTATTTTTGTATTAACTTTATTGAAAGTGAGTCTTAAGTAATGAAAGCAATCATCGAATATGACTTGTTCAACGCACAAGATGCTCACGCATACAAGTGCTCACAGAAGGCCGTAGAAGCCTTTTACACGCTTGAAACGATAGCGGATGATTTGGAAGTGTGGCTAGCTAACAAAATGACCTCTGAAGGCACTTTAGTGGACATTCAAAGGCTTATCCTAGAGTGGAAGAAATTAAACAATGTATAAACCTGCCCTTGGTTGGCGTAAAAGGAGAAAGATTATTATGAGTAAATCAAGCGACGGAGGAAAGGGTTCAAGCCCTCGCCCTTTTAGCGTATCTCAGGCTGAGTATGATGCTCGATGGGATGCGATATTCAGCAGAGACCTTGAAGTTGACGCTGCAGAGTCCTCGCCTTCGGCTGCGGATATTTCCACGGTAGAGGACGAGGAAGAAGATGACGATAGCCTTCAATGTCTACGCTGTGGAGGTGTTGATACTATGTACGTAGCACCTAATGGACTGTATCGTGTATGTGACCAATGCGGTAACGCTGAAAGGATTCTTCATGACGACCCTGACTACTGAAGATGAAGTCCTGAAGATGGCTGAACAATGCGGGTTGCCTGAGTTTGAAAATAATGAAAGCCAAGCAGCCAACCTCGTAATGTTTGCCAAACTGGTAGCTGAAGCCGAAAGAGAGGCGTGTGCAAAGGTGATTGAGAACGATTGCATTGATGACATGACAAGAGAAGAAGAAGCCGCTGCAATCCGAGCAAGGGGACAACATGACAGCAACACTTAAACAAGTCTCTAAATTCCTCAAACACATACCATGTGAAGCCTGTGGTTCCTCAGACGGGAACAGTCTTTACGATGACGGGCATACCTACTGCCATGTGTGTAATGTATACGAAAGTGGTAACAATGAATATATTACTAGTGTCAGCAGACAAAGTAACACTAAAGGTGTAACAACAAACATGAAACAACAAAACTCAAGTGTTGGTGAGATTAAGGCTATCCCTGATAGGGGGATTACACAGCAGACCTGTGAGGCCTACGGTGTACGACAGGATGCAACAAAGCATTACTATCCTTACTTTGACCAAGATGGTAAGGAAGTAGCAGCTAAGATACGCCATGTTGAACTGAAGAACTTCAATGTTGAAGGTAGCTGGTCACAGGCGGCCTTATTCGGTCAACAGCTATTCGCTAAGGGAGGTAAGTACATCACCCTCTGTGAAGGCGAATTAGACGCTCTAGCGGCCTATCAGATGACAGGTAGCAAGTGGCCTGTTGTGTCTATCCGTAACGGTGCTTCAGCAGCTTTGAAGGACTGTAAGGCTAACTACGAATACTTAGATAGTTTTGCGGAGATTGTGATCTGTTTCGACGCAGATGATGCAGGGATTAAGGCTTCCAATGAGGTAGCTGAACTCTTCGGTAGCAAATGTAAGATTGTTAAACACTTAAAGGACTTCAAAGATGCTTGCGACTATCTTAAAACTGGTAAAACCGCTGAGTTCGTCAACCAATGGTGGAGAGCAGAAACCTTTGTCCCTGACGGCATTGTTGCTGCCTCAAGCCTTTGGGAGTCAGTTAACACACCAGAACCTAAAGCAGAAGCCTTCTACCCATTCAAAGGATTAAATGACTTACTCTATGGACTCAGAAAAGCAGAACTCATTACTGTCACAGCAGGCTCAGGCTTGGGAAAGAGCCAATTCCTTAGGGAAATCTTATTCAACATACTTAAAACAACCAGCTGGAACATCGGAGGAATGTTTCTGGAGGAATCAGTACGAAAAACTGCTAGAAGCGTTATGTCTCTCCATGCAAACAAGAAGTTGCACCTGCCAGACACACCAGTGTCCGAACAAGAACTGAAGGAGGCTTTCGATGCTACTCTTGGTACTGATCGTATTTTTCTGTTTGACCATTTCGGCTCCCTTGCTCTTGACAACGTGCTTAATCGTATTCGATACATGGCCAAGGCTTGCGATTGTCGTGTTGTGTTTCTTGACCATATTAGCTTGCTTGTCTCTGGTATGGACGGGAATGACGATAGGAAAGCTATTGACGTCTTGATGACTAAGCTACGCACTTTGGTTCAAGAGCTGGAGATTACTTTGATTTGTGTATCTCACCTTAAACGTCCTAACAGTGACAAAGGTCATGAAGATGGTCAGGCAGTGTCTCTGTCTCAACTGAGAGGCTCAGGTGCTATCGCCCAGTTGTCTGATGCTGTGATTACCCTAGAACGTAACTCAATGAGTCCTGATGCTAGTGTACGACATACTACTAAAGTAGCAGTAGCCAAAAATAGATATAACGGTCTTACTGGCCCTGCTTGCTCATTGAAGTACGACTTGGATACTGGTAGAATGTACGAAGTCACGATGGAGGAGCTATGAGCAGGAACGGAGTGAGCGTATGATTGAGATGCTCATTGTAGGTAGCACTGGAATTGGTTACGCTGTAGTAGGTGTACTTCAAGGTTTGAAAGGGGAATACAGTAACATGGCTATCTGGCTTG